GGGCTTGATTGGGTAGCAAAATGCTCAATGCTTACACCAATGTCGCTTGGTCTCCAAACTAACTCTACATAATCGTCTTTTTGCAATGCAATAAAGAAGTTTAGTGCTGCAATAGCTTGGCTTGCTACGCCACTCGATTTTCTAGGTTTAATACCAAACTCGCTATTGCTGTTTGCTACATTTGTTCCGTTTTTACTAAACCAAATACTGACTGTTTGTGCATCGTTGGTCGTATTAGTTAGTTGTACAGAAAACTGTATGTTATACAGTCCAGAGTATCCTGCCGTTAGTTTCGTATTCGTTACTAAACTTGCACCTAATGCATAGTCTGTAGTGCTAAACGACATAATATTGGCTGCCGTTGTTGTTGTTGCTGCTTGGTCTGTATCGTCTTGTACCGCTAAATAAGGGTAATACGCTGTGGCTGATGTATCGTCTGTAGCCATCAACAAAATAACAGAATCTACACCAATACGAGCATCTGTAATCGTAGTAGTTGTTGCATTCCCTGTCGCTAATGTAACAGTACCTGTATTGTTTGTCTTACCATTCATAATGCCATTGACTACTTCAGCGACTCCGCGCTGATCTGATCCAAATGGCGGTAAAACTCTATACATTACCTAGTTCCTAGAGGGCTTAAATCAATGTCCATTCCGACTGCTGATGTCCAACTACCTGTAGGGGTTAATTGTAGACGATGATACCTACCAACACCACGCACAGATACTCTATTTTCGCTATCTGCTGCGGTTTGAGATCCAAATACTGTGGACTCTGACAAAAGTCTACGAGATAACAATGCTACGGATGCTGAACCATCATCTACGATGGGTTTAACCATTGTGATTGCAGAAGTTGATCCTGGCACTTCTATATCACCTGTTTCTATGTAGGCGGTAGCGTTAGTGCCTGTAAAGGTAATAATTTTTGTGCCATCTACACCAGCTAACTGTAGTCTGCCACCAAGCCATAGTCGGCTATCAAAGGAAGTTAAAATGGTGTCTAAATTACCATAGACATCCATACCTTCTAGGTTTACAGATGGTGTAGATGTAGATGCTATGCGATCTACATGGGTAGTGCCATTTGTCCATCGTTGGGTCTGATAATTGTAAATTAGCAATTTATCAGGAGTAGATGAACTTTGGCTTGCGTATGCCCAAATAATTAATTTCTTGGCTGGATCTACAGCAGCAGACATTTTGTAGAGAATACCTTGATCTACATCGTTAAAGAAAAAACGATTTACTTTTTCGTTTCCAATCGGAATAACATTTTGTCCATCGCAGGCATAGAATCCATCGTCTGCTAAGAAGAATGAAGTTCCACCATACTGAATAATTGAGTTAGGCTCGTAACATCCTAAGTTTCGACTGATATTGTCGAACTGAAATACTAAAGGGCTACCAACATACGACATACGATGGATGGAACGATCCATAAAGATTAGACCAAACTCACCACCACTTATGCCAACTACTGTGCCACCATCGGGAATATCTTGATAATCTGCTTGGGTAGTTGCAGAAGTTGTCCAAGAGGATTCATCACCTAGGGCAGACCATTGCACTCGATTTGGGTAACTAGATTGCACATTACCAGAAACTACAAAATCTCTAACAACTGTTACATATCTAGCTGTTGGTGCATCTGCTGCTAAATCGGCAAACAAGGATGAAGTATTAACATTGTATCCTTGTAGTTTTGCTGTGCCATTAGCTGCGATTAACACATTACCAAACTGTGTAAATCTCCATCGCTGATCTGCTGCGGTTGTATAGTTTCCTGACTTAGATACATTGTCTAATGACAAGTCCGATGAATCTAATTTAAATAACTTAGTATCACCACCGGCAAATAATAGAGTTCCACCAACTGTCGTTTTAGCTGCGACAACGCTATTAAGTGTTTCAGATGCAGCAGCAGAATAATCTACAGCAGTAGGAACTGCACCATAGCCGACTTGCTTAGAAAAGACATTTTCTGCCCTACGCAGTCCATTAGTAATGCCTGGCTGATCTGGTGTCCATTCTCCGAATGTTACTCTGCTTATTGCCATTGTTCTGTTCCACTAGATATTTGAGTCCAAGTTGTCGTTGTAGCGGTAATTCCTGTCCATGACTCTGAACCTGCTGTTTGTGCTGTCCATGTTGTAGAACTAGCTGATATGCCTGTCCAAGCCTCTGATCCTGCTGTTTCGTCTGTCCAATTATCGCCTAATACATTACCACTTGCTACTACTGTTCCGTTTGCTGTTATTGTTCCGCTTGCAGAATAAATTGCTTGAGCCTGTGCATCTACATAAGCATTAGCAACAATGAAACCTTCGCCTGCATACTCAACACCACCAAGGGCTGTTACTGTTGCTGTGCCTGTTATTTCTGCGACAGATGTTCTAAGCCGAATAGCCTCTGATTCCACAGAAGCATTGCCTGTAATTGATGCATCGCCTGTTCTAACTCGAATACCTGTGCCTTCCACACTTGCTTGTGCATCGATAGTAGCAGATCCGACCAGTATTGCGATTCCTGTTGCATTGACTGTTGCTGTTCCATTTATTATTCCTTCTCCGACCAACACTCTGATTGCTTCGGCTGTAACTGTAGCATCAGCAGTAATGCTTGCTGATCCACTTCTAATGGCAGATCCACTAGCGACTACTGTGCCAGTAGCGGTAATTGTTGCTTCACCGACCAATACTCTTTGTCCATCTGCGACTACAGTAGCATTAGCTGTGATAATGGCTTCGCCTGTTCTTTGGCGAACACCATCCGCGCTTACTGTGGCATCTGCGGTAATAGATGCAGATGGGAACTTAATACAAGCAGTAGTCCAAATGGCATTATCAAATGATATTTGGATACTGTCTAAGTTTCCAAAGTTATCTAATTCTTCTAATGTCCAACTACCGCATACCTCATCAGTCTCCCAATTATGGTCAAAAGAATATGGTATTTGCTCTAAATTCCCGAACTGATCTAACTGTTCGAGGGTTAAAGGCATTAGGCTAGGGTAACTGAGAGGCTACCAGATGCAATCTTAAAAATATCGCCTGTATCAATTGCCTTAGATGTCGTAAGGGGTGTGTGATACAAAAGGTTGCCAGTAGTAAGTGCATCCAATATACCAATATGAGTAATCGTTCCCCATGAACTTGTAGCTTGGTCAAAGGTAATATCTGCTGAAGTTACCGATGCACCATTGCTAGGTGCAGCAAAGGTAGCCGACTTGCGAGCATATGATCCACCAGTACACTCTGTGCCTGTATTAGCATCTGTTGGATCGCTAGTGTAGAGACCAACATAGACTGTGGTAGGAGAGGTAAAGGTTGTTGCTCGTAGAGTTGCATTGACTAGTGCATTCTCTAGGTAGTTTGACATTTCAGCCATGATATTTCCTTATCGTGAGGTTACGCGCATTTGTAATGGAACACCCGAATACTCGCCATTTTGATCTGCATCGGATATGTTTTTAATTGCTCTGTCGTACAGGGTTGCCCATGTTTGACTTCTTGCATCGTTAATTAAGTATGGCTCTGCTTCTAAAAGCGAGGCATAGAGGAGAGCATCTGGATAATTAGCAAGAAATACATTGCTTGCATTACTAGTAGACAATACAGTAGGTTTAGCATAGTAGAGGATCTCCAATGTATACGCTGTGTCTGGCTGTGGTGCTAACTCAAACTCACTAGCCAAAATTGTGTAATAAATTGGTTTACCACTCTCGTCTGCCGGAGCATCTCTAGTAAATGTACTAGGAGACATATAGGTAATAGGGTATCTTGGGTTGCCTTGTATGTGCAAATCACGAATCTCTAAAAAGTCTGTAGGTAAGGCTACTTTGCCATCACCGCTTACTGTTAGTGCGGTAGCTGACTTTAACATCTGCCGAGTGCGTAGGTCTCTTGCCATGCGTAGCTCTGCAAAGCTAATAAAGTCGGGGATAACCGATGTTAGATCAGATCGACCTAAGTAGTTAGCCACCGATGCTTTGAGATCGGTAAAGTTTGTGTAAGCCATAATTTCCTAATCTTTTGGTAGTTCGATGTTCTGCCATCCATAGACATACTGCCCAATATGCTTAATTCCTTTGGATAGATCGTGATCTACCCAAGTATCAAATCCTGCATCCTTTGCTTTTATGCAAAAGTAAATATCCTCGCCTAATATCTTATTATTGCCGAGTTGCTCAAAGTAGAAGTATGGTTCTTCCATCTCCTTAAATACTTTGGTCTTAACCAGCATTACTCCACACCCAATGCCATCGGCTTTCTCGATGCCAGACCTAGCATTGGAATAGATCGGCAGCCAATCTACAGATTGATCTTCATTAACAATAAAGTTCTTTGCTGTCGGTTTGACAGGTTCAGATCGTGTAGTTGCATTGACCCCGATAATATCTTTATCGTGAGCCATCAATATTTTTAAGGTATCTTTTGGAAACCTCATATCAGCATCTACAAACAGTAGATAGTCTGCCTTTATTTCTAAGGCTGTTTTTACTAGGCTATTACGCTGATCGAATATTAGCGTTCCAGCACTCGTAAACAGGTCTATATCGTGTTTTGTAGTCTTAATGGTATAAGCACACATCGCCACCAAATCAAACGCTGTAGCAACCTCCATTTGACCTCTAGCAGGGATACAAATAGCGATTCTCATACCTCGCCCCCTCTTGTCCTAAATACCCTGTTTTCAGGGTCATTTAGCCATTTCTTAAGAGCTTTAGGGTCTTGGATATGAAAGCCACGCATAATGCCTTTAGCGTTCAGATCATTAATAATTGCTAGCGGTAACTCTGCTATCTTGTTCTTTGGGTCAAACACTTCGCCTGACCATCCTGTTTTGCCAGGATTAT